CCCTAGTGATTATTACGACCTGATGTTCAGCATGACAAGCCCGTAGTCAGTCGCTATTGATACAACGCCCATAGCAGTACCAATCGGAACTTGGTCAGTTGCTCCTGAAGAATCAAAGAGAGTCGCTGCGCCGTCCTGACCAGAAACTTGGCTAACCGCAATACCATCACCAACTATCAATACGGTAGTCCCGCTAACCAGTACAGACGATATTCCTGCTGTCTGTAGCCAGCAGTAATAACTTGCTGTTACGGGAATAGTCGTTACACCTAGTGGTCCTGTGCTAGCCGTTCCATCACCATCAATAACCTTAACAGCGGTGTACGGGTTATAAACCAGTTGCGCTTCAGTTGAGGTTGTAATAGCAGACCTAAGACCATCTGACTCATCAATAGTAATTATTACAGTTGCGTCATCAGAAGCGTCGTGGGCAGGGTGAGACCTTATTCTGTATACCTCACCTTCACCAGTACCGTCATTAAAGACCAGATAGCCGTCTTTGTACTGATTTTTGGTCAGGTCGGTAGTGGGTACTTCCAGACTAACAGTGAAGTCACCAGTGCTGTGTGTAGCCGTAGGCGGGACATCCATGTCGTGATCGCCCACAAGAACTGACCCATCTACAATTTGTCCTGCGGAAGTAATAGCAGCAGAACTGTTCTGTGCGTAGTAGAAAACCCTGCCATCTGGCAATACTGCCTTTGTGCCAAGCTTCTGCTTCTGGTCAGAAGTCTCTACTTTTTCCTGTCCATAACCTAAATATATTGTGAGTGGAAATGCCATTCTAATATCCCTCCTTGGGATAAGTTTTGAGCAGGTTCTAAGCCCTGCGATAGTCCGATATTAAAGGCTCGGTCTATCGTTACACCTTTTTTCTAGGTCGCCCTAGTTTTTTATTTACTCTTGTCTCAGTCGAAACAGGAGCAACATTGTCTAGCTTACCTGATGCTATAGCTTCCGAAAAGGTTTCGACCTTCTCCTCTACTTTAATTTCAGGTTTAGTTTCAGGTTTAGATTCAGGGGGGCTTTCAACAAAGCCTCTAGATAAAAACTTTTGAAGAAAAGGTTTTGGTAAGTTTGGACATTCTTCCCAAACTTCCTCTCCTTCAACAACTGACTGTTTCCATAATGTGATTTTTTTTACACCACCTACGGACATTTCAATTCTATTTTGCCTAGAAACCATTATCAAAAACCCCCTTGAATTATTTATTAGCTAGGCTGTTACTGGATCGAGAATTTCTTGTCGAGTTGAAGAACCACGGGTGTCATCAACTTCAAAGACTGCATAGTCTTCAGTAATAACAACCTCGTATGCACGAAGCGAAGCATCTCGCTCGCGCTCTTCTGAACGACCACTTGCGGACAAATGCCCCATAGCAGTCTTATCAGCAATTACTCCGTAACCAGAATCAGTCGTACCAATCTTGGCGATGTTTCCATCCTCAAAGAATGGAACACCCGAAAGCTTCACGCCAGAGTAATAATCTTTTACTGCTGGCTTGTTGAAAGCATCAGGCAACGGGTATGTAGCAAGAGTATTGCCAACATCAGTTGCAAGCTTCCAGATAGCGTTAGGGTGGTGAACCACAAAAAGATCAGTACCAAATTTACCTGATTTTGCAGTTGCAATAAGTGCAGATGCAAAAGCAAGAGTAAGGTTAGCCCCATCAGCACCAAGAACAGTACCGCCATTCAAGGAAGGGAACAGGGCAATGATGTCATTGTCCTTCTTCCGAGCCATAGCGTCACCCATCTGGCGACCAATGATCTTGTACACATCTTCGTTGTTCTGTCGAAGAAGAGTGTCGGTAATAATTACCTTAAGACCAACTTCCGCTGTAGTTGCTGTAACAGTTGAGACATCAATGTCCTCACTGTCGATCATGTCCTGACCTTCAGCAAGGTCTTCCGCATCCATCTGAGCAACTTTAGGGATTTCTAGTTTGTACTCACCCTTACCAAGATTGAACTTCTCAATGAGTCCAACCATCGGAGCGTTATGCTCCTCCGTGTATCGTGCCTGTGCAAGCATAATACGAGACATATTCTGGAGATTTCCAGATGTACTCGTTTGAACTGCCATGTTAATTTACCTCAATCAAAAATGGTAAGACCTAACTTCTTAGAAGCTATCTTTGCCATTTCTGTAGTTATTGCAGGATCTCCTGCGTTGTATCTATCTAAGACGTTTCCAGAATCAGTAGGTGCTACATCTGCCGCTGGATTTGCGCTGTTCAAACTCTGCCCCGGAGTAACTTGCTGAACTCTTTGTTCTAGCTTGTTAATTCGTGACAAAGCTTTTGCATGCTTTTCCATAGTTACAGGGTCAGGCAAGTCTTGTATCTCTGCATATGCAACTCCATATTGAGTTGAAAGTTCATATGCTTTAGCAAGTTGAGTACGAGTATTTAACTCAGCCTGCATTTGCTGAGATTGACCCATCACCTGATTCGCTTGTTGTTTAGCAAGAAACGCTTCTTTAGCAAGAGCAGTTTGCTGTTGAGCCATTTGCGTTGCGGTCGCATCATCCAGCCCTTGATCTATAAATCTTTGGGCTAGCTGATTGCCATATGCGTTTACTTCAGCATCTAACGTATTAGTGTTCTGAATCTGTTCGGCTCTTGTGCGCGCCGCTCTTTCACTTTGAAGTTGCGTTTCCATCTCTGCTATTCGTTTATCGGTAGCAGATTGATACTTGCGTAACTCTGGATTCGGTTGTTCTGTAGTACCTGCTTGTTCTGTAGTACCTGTTTGTTCTTCAGTGTTGGCTTGAGGTTCAGTTTCAGGAACAACCTCGATAGGGGGGTCAACCGTTTCCGTTAAATCTTCAGTGATATCTGCGGCAGGTTTTTCTACTTCGTCAACAAGTAAAATGTCGCCACTATCGGAAGGATTCAACGGAACCTCGGTAACTTCTACCGTAGATTCAGATCCTAGATCGTTTGTCTCAGTAACCATGCTTGCGCTCCAAAATATGACACCGTTAGATGGCACACTTAATGTTTAGGTTCCACAAATAATAAAGCATCAGTTGCTTATTGAGCAACAAAGGTCGGTTTCAGCAGTCCTTGCAAAGCAGGATTGCTACCTAACGGACTAGGCATAGGAGTAATGCCAACCCCTCCCATTGCAGGCTGCTCTGCGGGTATAAGGGTGTCAGAAGGAACTATCGGCTGTGGCGGCGCGCCTAATACTTCCCTAGATGCCTGAGAACGCATGATCTTTTCTACTTCAGATTTCAATCCAGCACGATCTAATGCTTCTAAGAATCCCGCAGGCAACGGCGTGTCGTTTGTATTCCGGTATATGTAATCAACTTGATCGGGGTAATCTGCTAGAACTTTGTTCCGCAACATCTTTACTTTATCTGGCAAGTAACTGCCTGCTGCTGTTAGTGATTGAGAAGGAGCCTCGTACCAAGCATCAAGGGCTTGTGCCTCAAGATCGTCATCCGCAGGAACTCGTTCTTCAAACTCAACACCAAGGGTTTCTTTTACTTGATCCTTGCGCTCTCGTGTATCGTCAAGAATGTCGTAGTAATCATCTGTAAACTCACGCTTGGTATATTCACTACCGTCGCTGCGGCGACCTGCATTGTAGAAGACCAGAGCCTCCTGAAGCTGTGAGTCTCTTCGCCTGTTGATGATGTCGATTGTTGCAAAGAACCGTCTGAAAGGTTTACCAGTAGTCGCACTCTCAATCTCAAACTTTTCTAGTTCTGCAACAAGAGCATCTTTGACATCGTTCTTTTCGTAAGGCTCAAGGTCTTCATAGTTCTCAGCAGAAATCTTCCCTGCCCTAAACAAACCAGCTACGTGATCCTGCAAAATATCTGACCGGGAAAGAGGCTGGCTTTGCTCACCGAGAATTTCAAGACCTATTGAAAGCCCCCCGCCAAAAGCGTCCTTCGGGTTGCCTGTTGTAGTTTCCTTGATGATATTAGGCACTTCCTGAAGCGCAAACGGAATGTGACTTTCTGCTATGTACTCACCAAGAGTTTCGCCAAATCGAGATTCACCATATGCTCGGAAATTCAGAAACTCAAAAATATCTCCAGCGATTGGAGAGGACAAATTGAGCCACGC